GGCCTCATCCGGCGACAGGTTTATCAGATCCTTGGCGGAAAGCCCGAGCTGGTCCAAGGCGTCTTTGGCGGTTCCGGTTCCCCCGGCAGCTTCGCCAAGGTTCTTTTGCATCTTTTCAAGCGCGGTATCGAATTGGCCGGTTGCAACACCTGAGCGCTCAGCAGCATAGCGCAGCTCTTGCAATTGGGTGATACCTATGCCCAGCTTATCCGCCGTCTTGGCCACATCATCGCCAAGAGAGGCCGTAGACGCTGCCAGCCCGAACACGGCGCCACCGGCAACGGTTGCACCAATCGTGACCGCCCGCGCAGTGCGGCCCACCTGTGCCCGCATGTCGCGAAAGGTCGACCCCACACGGGCGGATGCCCTTGCCGCGTCGTTCCATCGCTGCTGGGCGCGGCGCAGATCCTTCAGGCGGCGTTCTAGCTGCTCGTACTCTCGATCGAGGCTTTCGACAGATTTGCCTTCGCGCTCTAACACGCGGCGCTGTTTGGCAAGTTCCTTTTGGCGCTTTTCGACGTTCCGAATGGAATCGCCGACCTGGTTGAGTCCGGACTTTAGAAACCCAATGTTCTTTTTCACCGATTGCTCAAGAACCGAGCCGATGGTGATCGAGGCACTATATTGTTGCTTCCGGCTCATTCTCTCGGCAGTCCTTCAACCCACCACATCAGGCGGCTAGCGGGCAGCGCCACAATCTCCGCCCTGCCCCAACCGGTGTAACTCGCGAGCCTAAGAGCCAGGCCCCGCACCTGCTCGGGCGTTAGTACAAAAAATCCTGATATGCCGCCTGCAAACGGCCATACTGGCGCAGCTTGAACGACTTGATCGTATCAGGTGACAATTCAGTCAAATTGGCGAACGTTGCCACCTCGGCCTCGGCTTGATCGCTGGATGCTTTTTGGGCAATCGTCTGATCTTCGACCGTAGGTTCGCGCATGACCAGCTTTTTGACCTCGGTTCCGTCGATCATCAACGGTCGATCAGAAAAATCGATCAGCATTGAACCGTCTGACTGTTCTTCGTGGTACTTCTTAGCCAAGGCGCTGCCCTCGTGTTGTGTGACTGTTGGTTGCGACGCGGGCAAAGCCCGCCATCGCTAGCTGTTAGAGGCCGATATTGGCTCGGTGTTCGGCAAGTTGGTCGACGCCGTTGATCACCCGAACCATATTCACCGCGTCGATTTCATTGACTGTTCGGGTACCATGAACTTCGCGGTAGTAGCGCAGCGAAACAGTAGGTGTCAGGCTGGGCTTACTGCCCGGGCCCCAAGTGCCACGTGCCAGCTGTGTAATCT